CATGGCGCACTGGTCGAAGGACCAGCGCCTCGACTGCGTGACGTCGCTCGTCACGGCCGGGCTGATCATCCGCCCCAAGGCGTGGTGCTGGGAGTCCGTCACGAACGCATGGCGCCACGGGCGCGATTTCGTCCTCGAGCAAGCCAAGCGTTGGAACGAGGCAGGGTACCAGGTCACGATCCTGCTACAGGACAACCAGTATCTCGGCGTGCCGCAGCGCCGGCAGCGCATGTTCCTGATCGCCCACCAGTATCCACTCGTGTGGCCGGAGCTGACGAAGACCACGACCGTCGCGCAGGCGCTCAAGAAGGCGCCCAAGCGTGTCGTGTCCAAGATCGCTACCCCAGATCTGAACCCCTTCTGGAAGGAGCTCTGGGCACGGTCCGATGCCCACAAAGGCCGACTACGCACGGCGTACGAGTCGATGGAGACCCACGAGGTCAAGCGCCTCAACGGCGGCGGCGCACCGCTCGCTGTCACACAGCGCCTGCGGCCCGACCAGCCAGCGCCCGTCATGCTGGCGTCCTTCACGCGCCTGCACCCGACTGAGCCGCGCATGCTCACGTGGGCCGAGTGGCTCGCCTTGGTCGGCCTTCCGCCCGACTGGCAGACCGCCGAGCGCGGGTTCGACGCCGCCACGCGCGAGCTGGCCCGAGCGGTCATGCCGCCGGTCGGCCGCTGGCTCGCAACTGCGGTCAAGGACGGCCTGGAAACGAGCGGGAAGCTACGCCGCATAATCGAGACGCGAGTCGTCGACCTGCGCGACCCGGAGAACCCGTCTACCGAGCTCCTTTGGCGCCAGCCCTGGGCCGACACGGCCGTATCGCCGGAGTGGGCACCGACCGTACCAGAGCCCAAGGCGCAGCGCGCGCCACGCACTGGCGGTGGACCGACGGGGCCACGCACGCCGCGCCTCGGCATCGGGTATCGCACGAGGGTCCTGCTGCTCGAGGGCAAGTCCACCGACGAGATTCTCGCTACGATACGAACCGAGTTCCCGGAGTCGAAGGCGACCTCGGCCGACGTCTCGTGGAATCGGCGCAAGCTTCGCTTGCAAGACAATCAACCCTAGGAGTTCACATGTACATACCATTTCCGACGGCGCCTGACGCCGAGTCGGAGGCGATTCGCCGCTTCATGATCAAGTTCGACATCATGACGAACGATACACCCACGCACCTGACGTCGAAGATGATCATCGACCGGCTCGAGCTCATGCGTGAAGAGCTGCAGGAGTTCGCCGAAGCAGTTGAGATCCACGACATGGCCAAGATGGCCGACGCGTTGATCGACCTCGTCTACTTCGCCAAGGGCACGGCCGTACAGCTGGGCTTGCCCTGGGCGCCACTCTTCGCCGACGTCCACCTCGCCAACATGAGGAAGGTGCCCGGCACCAAGGAGACGCGCCCGGGCCAAGCGCGCGACGTCATCAAGCCGCCGGGCTGGGTGGGACCCTGCACCGAGGTGATCCTCGGCCTGTACGGGTACGACAAGCGGCAGTGGGTCGGACCCACGGGCGACTGGGACCCAACGACCTTCAAGGGGTACCCGACGTGACTCACTGCAAGCGAGTCCTCATCCTCGAAGGCGCGGACGGGTCGGGCAAGTCGACGCTGGCCGTGGAGCTGGCCAAGGAACTCGGCGCGATGGTTGTGCATCACGGACCCTACAAGGAGGTCACCGACCCGGCCGAGCTGGCCGGCCGCTACATCGACTCGATGTTGCCGGCGCTGCTTGGCGAGAAGCACGTGATCTTGGACCGCAGCTGGCTGAGCGAGCCGATCTACGGGCGTGCGTTCCGCGACGGTGTCGACCGACTGGGCCCGATCATCACACTGCAGCTCGAGCGGCTGGCGATGCGCTGCGGCGCGCACGTGGTGCTCTGCGACCCCGGCTGGGAGCACGTCAGCGCCTCGTGGGCCAAGCGCAAGGGCGAGGAGTACCTCAAGACGTCGGCGCAGCTCTACCAAGTCTACACTGACTACTACGGCTTGCGCTCTCGCACGCAGCTGCCGGTCGCCGACTACGATCTGCGCACACCCGACCTTGAGCCCGACGGCTTGGCCTACCTACAGCCCCACCGGCTCGACGTCCTCAGCGCGGGCAACCTCGACGGCAGGGTCGTGTTGGTGGGCGACAGTATGAAACTGGGTTCGCACCCGTACCAATGGCCATTTGGCGACCTCGACGACCAAAGCACAAGTCATTGGTTGACCGAGCAGTTGCGTCTTGAAGGCATCCACGAACGACACTTGTTATGGGTCAGCACTGACAATGATCTTGGTTGGCTGCGCGGTGTCGAGCGGCCAGTTGTCGCATTAGGACTGACAGCGCTCGCGCGACTCGCTGCTGAAGGGGTCGACGCTGCTGCACAAGTACCCCACCCTCGGCTTCACAAGCGAATCAACCACCCAGCACGCTACGTGCTGCTCGATGTTCTCAAGAGGCTCCTATGAAAGCAATTGACACAGCTACCACCGCATGGCGCAGCGCAATCAATGACGTACTTGACGGCGACGAAGTTGCGCCACGAGGTAAACCAACCCTTGAGGTTGCACACCGCACCGACCACATCGACATGCGCAGGCCTGTGCTGTTGTCGAGGGTCCGCGCACTCAGCTACCGCTTCATGGTGGCCGAGGCCTATTGGATCCTCAGCGGCAGCAATCAGCTCAGCGGTGTCGAGCCGTATGCCAAGCGTATGGCCGAGTTCAGCGATGACGGTCAGACGTTGTTCGGGGCGTACGGGCCGCCGATCGTGTCCCAGCTCGACTACGTGGTGGGCAAGCTTTTGGCTGACAGCGAGACGCGCCAAGCCGCGCTGACGATCTGGCGACCCAACCCGCCGCCGACAAAGGACACGCCGTGCACGGTCGCCATGGTCTTCAGGAAGCGGCACAACAAACTTCACGCGCACGTCTTCATGCGATCGAACGACTTGTGGCTCGGTTGGCCGTATGACGTCTTCAGCTTCAGCATGGTCGCTCACTTGATCTGCTGTCGGCTCAACGAGGCTGCGGCCGTCGCCAACGCAACTCACCCTGAAAGTCTGCCGATCGGCATCACGGCGCCGGGCGTCTTGCACCTGACGGCTGCATCGAGCCACCTCTATGAGCCCGAGTGGTCGAAGGCGATCGAAAGCCTCAATGACAAGAGCAGTGTGCTTCTGCCAGCTGTTGCGACACCCGCAGACCTGTGGATGAGGGAACACAAACTGATGGAGACGCTTCGCGAGCTGCGCGACACGTCGCCGGGCCACGAGCTGCGTTGGTGGGAACCCAAGGCTGATTGACATCATCAGACGGCGTCTGTTGTACAATAGACGCTACAGGAGATTCTCATGAGACCTTCAAGAGACGAGTGGGCGCTCGGCGTTGCGCAGCTGACCGCCAAGCGCGCGACGTGCCTGCGGCGCTGCGTGGGCTGCGTGCTGCTCAACGCGCGTGGGCACCTACTGGCAACGGGCTACAACGGCGTGGCTGCGGGCCGGCCGCACTGCAACGAACTGGTGACAAACGTTGGCATCATGTTCGGTGGCGACTACACGACGCCCAACGCCTGCGCCGGTGCGTCGGCGCCCAGCGGCCAAGGCCTCGACGCCTGCCAAGCCATCCACGCCGAGCAGAACGCGTTGCTGCAGTGCCGCGACCCATGGCAGATCGAGACGTGCTACGTCACGGCTAGCCCGTGCGTGACGTGCATCAAGCTGCTGCTGAACACCTCGTGCGAGCGGATCGTCTTCGCCGAGGCCTATGCCCACAGCGAGGCCAAAGAGTGGTGGGTGTCAGCCGGTCGGCAATGGGACCAGATGGAGCCACGACTGTGAGGCTCCATGTAAAGCTACGCTGCTGGCTCTTCGGCCACGGACTGGTCGCGCCTCGGTTTGAGGAGCAGACTGACGGGCGCACGGCGTGGGTCGGGGACTTCTGCGCTCGGTGCGGCGCCGCGCTTTTGACCCCTGAGGAGGTCTCGGCCTTCACCGAAGAACGGGTCCGCCGGCTCGGTATTCAAGACCGGGGAACCGACTCGCCAGATCCTCGAAGGACGCGCCCTTGAGCGCGTCGTTGACGATACCGAGCTTCGTCAAGCTGCGCGCGCCTAGGCCGAATCCCGAGGCAAAGGGCGACGTCTGGTAGGCCCGGGCAACCTCGGCCGCCGAGCTCGGCGTGTTGGCAAGGCTCGACGAACCAAAGAACCTCGGCGCGGCGAGACCAATCATGTCTTGGCTGTCTTGGCGGGCGCGCTTGATCATGGCGGCCTCAGCCTTGTTGCCGATCGACCGGCCGCCGAGGATGTCGGCGTCGCGCTGCAGCGCCTCCTTGATTGCATGCAGCGCGCTCGCGCCTGCAGCCAGCTGAAGCGCGCCGACCTGCTGCTCGGGCGCCATGCGTTGGATCTCGCCGAGCCGCTTCTTGTTCGACGTCGGCAGGAGGGCGGAGAACTGACTGGGCGCGGCGATGATTCGATCGGCGAGCTCAGGCGCCCGCTCGATGGCTGACGCTTGGTTGTAGCTACGACGCAGGCTGTTCACGCCAGACAAGCCCTGCGTGATATTCTTGTCTTGCTCGCCTTGGTTGAGCAGGTGGCCGAAGGCGCTAGCATAGACCTTGGTCCCTTGACCGGAGTTGTTCCACAGCCCAGTCGTGTCCCAGATGTGGTAGGCATCGTCTTTGTTCAGCAGCCCGTGCTGCATGGCCGACAGCACGCTGTCGTAAGGGATGCTGCTGGGCGCTTGCAGGTAGCGTAGGTCCTGCGCGGCGCCCAGCAGCCGCGCGCCGTCGAGGCCTTTGCTCTTCGGGTCGGCCGCGATCTGGTAGGCGTACCACGATCCAAGATCGTCGGGGTTGAGCGCAGCATTTACTGGTCGCGTGCGCGGCGGCGCAGTCCCGAACTGCGTGCCCAGGCCTTCAGCTGTGTCGGCGAAGCTGCGGCCGCGCTCGAACATGCTGGGCACGTCGTTGGCGCCCCGCATGAACATGTCGCCGACCTTCGACGCTGCGCTGGGCAGGTCGGTCTCGGCCGCGCCTCGAAGCTTGGCGAGGGCCGCAGCGATCAACTCAAGCGGACTGGGCATCACCTGGCTCCGTCTTCAAACGACATGCCGGGCACGCCGCGGCGCTCCGTCGCGTCGAGCGCGGACATCGGAAGCCTGGCGGTCAGTGGCGCGAGCTGGTCGCCCACGGCGCCTTGCACGAAGCTCGGCGCGCCGCGGCTAAACCACTTGCTGTTGGCCGCCGACCCCAGCCCCTTGCTCATGAGGCCGAGCGCGCCGAGCTCGGCGATCGTGTCCATGATCGGACTGCCGCCCTCGTGAGAGTTCAAGCTGTAGAGTCCGGCGCCCGCAGCGGGCAGCCCGATCGCGTACGGCGCGGCGTCCTTGACCGATCGAACCCACGGCCGCAGGTTCGACGGCGGCAGGTCGCGTCCGAGGAACGTGGTACCGACCTTGCCCAGGTCTGACAGCGTTTGGTCGCCCGTGCCGTAGATCATCGCGTCGCGGTTGTAGACGTTGTTGCCGCCCTTGCGCATCATGAGGCTGGCCAACGCGTTGAAGTCGATGTCGCCGCTGCCGCTCTTGGGCGAGAGGTTCTCAAGGGTCTTCATATTGCCCCAGTGCTTGTCCGTCTGCTTGAGCAGGTCCCTGTCGGCCTGCGACCAGCTCGGGCTGTTGCGCGAAGCGTGGTCAAGCGTTTGCTTGATGGCGTCGTAGAAGTCTGAGAGCCGCCCAGCCTGCGGGTCGCCCGTGCCGTTGTTCGACGAGCTCTGCAAGCTTCGCGCCGTGCGCGCGGCCTCGCTGCGGATCTTCTTGAACGTCTTGCCGTCCATCTCCATGAGGCCCGTGGCTGGGTTTTGGCGGATGAAGCCGTTGGCCGGATCAAAGATGTTGTTGAGGTAGGTGTCGAGCGAGTCGGCGTGGCTCTGGCCGATCGACGTATCGCGCGACGCGAAGTCCTTCCACGCGTCGGTCAGCTTCGTGCCGTGTACGCCCGGGTTGAGCTCGACGACGTTGCGGCCGAAGATGCTGTCGTATTTGGCGCCGAGGTCCGGGCGTGCGCCCTTGAGCGCGAAGGAGAGGTCGTCGGTGCCTTGGCCCATCGTCTTAGCGATGGCCGCGTTGAAGGCCTTTTGAGCCACCTCGCGTTGGTCGTGGCCGCCACTGAAGGGCATGTAGTCGAGCGCGTGCTGCGCAGCTCGCAGGACCGGGTTGTTGCTGACGTCGGCCGCACGCAGGTCGATGCCTTGTCTGTCAGCAAAGTTGGCCAGTCGCCTGAGCTCCGGGCTGACGCCGGCCGAAGCGGGTCGCACGAGCGCTGGTAGGCCTTGGCCGAAGACGCCTTCGCCCAGCATGTTGGCGAGCCCGCCGAGCGCAGCCTGCGTTGACCTGCTGCTGCCCGACTCGACGGGCTGCAGGGCGCTGTAGCCCGCGCCACTCACGCCCGCCGAAATCAGCGGGTTTGACGCGATCTGGCCAAGCGCGCCGGCTCGCATCGGGCCCATCGCTGTGGAGGCCAAGAGCGCTTGGCTGCCAATGTTGCCAAGCAGACCATAGGGATCGCGCATGAGCGGAGCGTCGAGGCGCGCGGTCTCGTCGACCAGCGATTGCGGCACCTGGCCGGTCAGCTGCCCCAGCCCTTGCGCCGTGTCGTTGACAGCCTTGCCCGCGCCCGCCATGAGCCGATCGGTCCGGCTCTGACCTGCCGTCGGGTCGGCCATAGCGCGGAGCTCGGCCGTGGTCTTGGCCTTCAGCTCATCGTGCTTTCTTTGCTGCTCGATGTGAAAGTCAGCCAGGTCCATCGCCTGACGGAGCGGGTCGACGCCGTTCAGCTGCGCGCGCGTCAACGAGCCTTCGGGCAGCTTGCGCTGCTGCTCGAGGAAGCGCAGGTACGCTTTTGTCTCGGGCGTGTTGGGGCCCAACCGCGTACGGGCGTCGGGCGGCAAGAGGTCAAGCGGGACGAGGTCATTGACTTCCATATTGGCTCACTTCGGTGCGGTGTAGGTCCAGCCCTTGCCGGGGACCCAGTAGATCGGGCGCCCATTCAGGTCGAGGCTTGTGGCGGTCTCCGACCCAGCGCCGGGCGACCCCTTCGACTGGTCCTTGATCAGCGAGGGCTGCACGTAGCCGAGTTCACGCGACAGCTTGTTCCACTTGTCCGGCCACTGGAGCATTGAACCGCCGGTCTCAGTGTGCTTCGTGAAGTTTTGCAGCTCGGCCGAGCTCATGAGGTACTGGCGCGTAGCGAAGTTCGACATCTTGTCAAGCGCCTGCGGGTCGAGCGACGGGTTGATGTTGCTCCTGGCGAAGACCGCAAACTCGCCCTGTGTGATGCGTCCGCTGTCCATCGCTCCGCGTAGTGCCTCCATGGCGCCGACGTTGGCCAGCTTCACGAAAGCCTGCTGGCTGCTGATGTCGCCCTTGCTGACCGACGCAGCCAACGCGTTTGACTGTTCGGGCGACAGACCTGCGGCCAACGCCATGTCCTTCAGGTGGGCCGCGAGCGTGGCACGCAGCTCGCTGGTCGCACCGGGCTGCCAGTGCTTCACAAGGTCTTTGATTTCAGTCAGGCGCTGCTGGAAGGTCTGCATCGCGCCGACCTTTGCCGCAAGATCATCAGCGTACTTGGCTGCGTTGTCGCCGAGCTTCGTCTGCAGCGCGTTGCCCTCGAGCGTCCTGTTCGTCGGCACGCCGCCCGGCACCGGCCCAGCGCCCGCCGGACGATCGACCGGCGAGCCTTGTGCAGGCCCGGGGATCGACGGGAGCGCGCCTGGAGGCGGTCCGCCGGCCGTAGCGCCGGTAGGCGCAGGGCCTTGCGGCGCGACAGGCGCTCCTTGCGGCGGCAGGGCGGCCTGCGGGAGCCCGCCAGGTCCGGGCGCGCCGCCTTGAACGCCGAGCAGAGGCGAGCCCGTGTTGCCGTACTTGATCCGTCCGGTGATCTCGTTTCCGACGAATGGGTTGCCGGCCTTGTCCTCGCCGTGGAAGCCCGATCGCGCCCAGTCCGTCGGGCTGAGGCCCTTGTTGATGGGGTTGGCGCCCGGGCCAGACATTGCGCCGACCGGGATGCCCGCGTCGGTGTTCGTGTTGCCTGGGACAAAGCCGCTGCCCGCGTCTTCGAGCTTGACGTTTGGCTTGACTGCGCCGTACGCCTCCTTGGAGTCAAGCTTGCTGATGGAGAGCTTCTTCAACGTGTCGCGCAGCTTCGTCGGGTCGTCGACCGGCAGGGTCTTATAGAGCTGCTGCGCAAACTGCGGCGGGATCATTTGACGCTGAACCAAGCCGTCAAGCACTCCATAGACGTCCTCGCCCGTGATCGGCTCGGTCTCGGGCTTGCGCAGCAGCGAGGTCAGCGCGCTGGTGCCAGCTTGGTCCCACTCTTGAGACATCTTCCACTGCTGCATGCCGAGCTGCATGGTCTGCAGCTGGCGCTGCATGTAGGCCTGAGCAATGAGCGGGACATACTTCGCCCTCAGCTCGGCTTCAGCCTGCTGTCCGCCGGCGTACGCGCCGAGTGCGTTCCCCATCGCTTCGCCGAAGCCGCCAGTCGCTGGCTTGAGCGCGGCCGCAGCAAAGGCGTTCCACTTCATGGATGGGTCGACGATCTTGTCGGGGCTCATCATCTCGCTGAGTTGGTCTGGACCAGCGCCGCCCCCATAGAGCGAGGCCTTCAAGAGCGTGAGCGCGCCCGGCAGTTCTTGTTGGTCGGCCATGTCAGTTTCCTGGTTGAGCCTGCATTGACGACCCGTTGTTCGACCCGTTTGCGTTGCCCAGGCCGTAGAGCGACGTAGCCCACTGCAGCGGCGAGGTGCCGACGTTGCCGTAGGGCTGGTTGGAGACCTGCGTCGTGCTGGTCGGCAGCTGCATCCCGCGGACCAGCGAGCTCAGGTTGTTCAACTGGTTCCAGTTCCAGTTTTGCTGGGTGTTGAAGTTGTTGACTCCGAGGTCCATGCCTTGCTGCGCAAGCTGCTGCTGCGCACCGCCCACAGTGCCGAGCGCGCCCGCGTCTTGGTAGCCGAGTTGCTGCTGCAGCTGACCAAGCGCGCCGTAGCGCTGGGCTGAAGAGTCCGCAGCGGTCGCGCCAATCTGGCCTGCGTTGTTGGCGAGCTGGCCGGCCTGGGTGTAAGTGTTGGCGTCGAGCGTCCCAGCGCTGAGGTTGGTGTTGGCAAGCAACTGCGCGTAGTTTTGCAGCGCGCCAGTGTTGAGCTGGCCGCCTTGTAGCGCTGTATTGGCTTGGAGCTGTTGCTGCTGCTGCTGACGGCCGGCGTCTTGGTTGAACAGCGATCCGGCCTGCTGGTAGCCAGACTGGAGAGCTTGCGACTGGAGCCCACTGATGTTTGTCTGTGCGTCACGAATGTTGCGGCCGATCATGTCGGCGTTGCGGTCTGACCCGAAGCCGCCCGACCCGATGAAACTGTCCATCGTCGGGGCGAGGATGTTCTCTTGGAGGTTCTTGTTTCCAAGCCGCCCGATCTCGTCGACCACACTCGATGTGTATGGCGACATGTACTTCTTCCAATTGTCCGACCAATTGGCTGACGGCGCGGCGACCATGTTGTTGGCCAAGTTCTGGGCGCCTTGCGCTGCGAGCGGCGCAGACCCACTGTTGGCCGCGGCGGCTACCGCGTTGTTCCCGAACCCCTTGGCCAAGCCGGTGGCGTCGGCACCGTACTGGGTGCTTTGGTCGAGGAAGGCCGACGTTGTCGGCAGGATCTGCTTCGCCGCGTTGGCCGCATTCTGCATGAACGGCTGCCACTGGCCGACCTGCCCCTCGGCAAGGCCAAAGCCGCTGAGCTGGTCAGGCGTGAAACCGGCGAGCTGTTGGCCTGGGTACTGCTGGTAGCCGACGGCCGCGGCCTGCGTGCCCTGCGCTGCGATTCCCCGAAGGTACTCTTGGTACCAATCGGGCATTCCAGTGACTGAGCTTACCGCCCCGGTGACGCTTTGCGGCGGCGCGCCATTGAAGATGTCAGGCACGACCGTTCTCCTTCATGTAGGCCAGCGGCGATAGCGCCTTTGGCGGGATCTTGCTGGCTGGCGCGCCACGCTTGTGCTGTCGCACCGCGGCGCGCATCTCGTCGAGTCGTTGCGCGCCAGCGGTGTTGTTGCCGTCGCCAAGGGCGCTGACCACGTCGGCGTCAATGACGTACTCGCCAGGCGACAGTCGAGCGTGGACGTTGTCGCTTTGTCCGGGCGACGCGCCAGGGACACCACCGTTGGCCATGAAGACTGCGCCGCCGTTGCACATCCTGCACCCGCACCCGTGGGCGTGTATACCACCGCCTCGCGCGAGCTTGACCGGCGCAGCGGGCTGTATGTTCGGGTTTGGCAGCGCTGGGGTCGGCGGAGTCACCGTCGGCGGCTTGTAGCTGAAAGACGGCAACGGCTTGTTGAAGTAGTCTCGCACAAGGGCGGCCTGCTGCGGCGTCCACTGGCTGTACGGAGTCTGCAGCATCGCTTGCAGCTGGGCTGGCGTCAGTTGGTTGCGGGAGTTCTTGGATTGGAAAAGCGAACTGACCAGTCCAAGACCACCGAGCCCCAGCTTCATTTGGCCGAGTGCAGTCTTGTCGCCGTTGGCCACCTTGCCGAGCCAGCCCGTCGCGCCGTCGAGCAGGGACTTCCCAGCGCTCGGCGCTTCGGCCGGCGAGCTCCCGCTGTAGCTTGAGCCGCCCCAACGCGCGTCGCTCCACGGTTGCTGAGCTGAGGCCGAGCCCGCGTCGCTCGGCTGCCCAGACCCAGAGAACTGGTCGCCGAGCGCAGACAAGAAGTCGAGGCCACCACCGCCCGTACCACCAGAGTAAGCGTCTGATGCTGAGCTGAGCAGCGACGGGTCGACGTTTGAGAAGACGTCCGAGACGCTCCCAGTGGCGCCGTCGCTGCCCAGAAGGCTGGAGAGAAAGTCGAGGAGTCCGCTCATGATTAGAGTCCTTTGAACATGTTGCTGACCGCGTGGCCTCCGGCGCCCAGCAAGTCGCCGGCCGCGCTGTCGGCGATTGGGCCGACGAACTTGAGCATGTCGGCATAGGTCTTGAGCGCGTGCTCTGGGCGGTCGGCCAAGACGTGCCGGAGCCCTGGCTCGATGAACTTCTCACGAAGGTGGCTATAGATCGAGTCAGCGTCCGGGTGCGCGTCGAGGCCCGCAACGACCTTCGGGGCAAGGTTGTAGTAGTGGTGCACTAGGTCGGCAAGCTCAGGGTGCTGCATCATGTAATGGTCTCGGAAGCCGCGCATCAGTTCGAGCTCGAGCGAGTCGTCGTCCTTGCCGTGCGACTTCATGACCGCGGTCGTCAAGAAGCAGCCACCGCCACCTCCGCCACCTCCGCCACCTCCGCCACCGCCGTCGCCACCATCACCTACGCCTATGCCGCCGTCGCCACCATCACCTACGCCTATGCCGCCGTCGCCGATGCCCGACCCGTCGCCGACGCCTATGCCACCGTCGCCGACGCCTATGCCACCGTCGCCGACGCCTATGCCACCGTCACCAACACCGACGCCTATGCCGCCGTCACCGGGAGCGTCGCCTGATCCGTCGCCAACACCGACGCCTATGCCGCCATCGCCTGAAGGCGCGGCGGCAGCAGATCCGTCACCGTCGCCTGAAGGCGAAGCAGCTGCAGCGGCCGCTGCCGCAGCTCCAGCAGCGCCTGAAGCAGCTGCAGCGGCCGCCGCAGCACCAGGAGCTGCGCCAGGACCATCCCCGGGAGCGTCGCCCGGAGGTGCAGACGCGTCGTCACCAGGCGCTGGGGGACCGATTGCTGCGGCTGCGGCTGCGGCTGCGGCTGCGGCTGCAGCGGCGGCGGCGGAGTCGCCTTCACTCGGCGGAGCGTCGGGTGCTACCGGCGTTGCGTCTTCGCTCGGCGTGATTGCCGTGTCGTTCGGAGTGTTAGGCGTGACAGACACCGCGTCCTCAGAATCCGGACTGATTGTCATGCTGACAGAAGGCGTCAAACCCACAGGGGCTGGTGCCTCGCCGATCGACGGCATGCCGGGCGCGTCAGACACCGCGTCGACCGGCGGGACAAACGACGAGATGGGGTCGAGCGGCGGCGACAGCGGAGGGGTCGCCTGGCTGACGGTAGCCATGGTGACAGGTGGCGCATTGATCATCTGCGCGATCGAGACCAAGGCGCTGATTGGGTTGGAGTTGGCGATTGCGCCAACCAAGCCAAGCGCCATGCCCGGAGTGACTCCGCCCGTGGCTGACCCCGGTGCGCCGATGCCACTTGGCGCCGAAGCGCCGGAGTCGCCGCTGATCCCACCGTCGCCGCCAGGGCTTGAGCCGACCCCCGCACCAGCGCCCACCGCATCAGGGGACGTCGCCCCTACGCCGGCGTCCGGGACCGGAGTGGCGGGCATCGGAAGAATCTCCCCGAGGTTCGTCCCAGACAGAGCCTTCCAGTACATCGGGAGCGCACCATCAAGACCAGGGATCCCGCTGAGGTCAAATCGGCCCTGCGGCATCATTCGCTGCTGCACTTTGATGTCGCCCGTCGCGTTGCGAAGGCGGTCAAGCTGCTGCTGAACTGCGCTGAGTGGAGAGGTCATTGCATGGCCAGTATGAGAGCCACGCCCCACCCACGCCAGTCACTGTTGAACGCTCTAGGGTCTGGCAGACCCTGTTCAACAAGTCCGGGGATGGCGAATAGCTCAGTTGCCCAAACTTGCCACAAACTCTCATCCACAGAGTTTGGCAGATTATACCTTGAAAAATTTACCGTGACAGCGCCAGCCCACGATGCCCAAGGCAGCGACCGTGGGTCTGGGACCAGCAGTCCGTCGGTAAGGTCGAACCCGGTCGGCGCGCTGCTTGCCGACCCGTAGAACTGGAACGCGTCGCTTTGGAACGGCCAATAGACAGGCGCCGCCTCAGGGGCGCCCAGCTGGAAGCTGTTGACCTGGAACGACGACTGCTGGAACACACAATCATCGCTTCGTGAGCGTCACGTGGATGTCAGCCGCGGCGTTCAGGTAATTCTTGATCCGCATCTGCTGAGCTTCGACGTGCTTGGTGGCCGTCTCAGCATCAAGCGCGTACCCGTAGCCGAAGTCGAAGTCGCAGGTCATGGTGTACAAGCCGTGGGTCAGCTTGTTCTGCTCGCGCCACTGCTTGTTGAAGTACAGGAAGCTCGTCTCGACAACCGGCGGCCAGGCGTGCGTGAAGTCTTGGACGGCGCGGGCGCTGCTCCAGTACGGGGTGATGATGACGAGCTGTCCGCCCTTCTTCAAGACGCGGTAGCACTCTTCCATGAACGCTGGCCGTTCGAGACCGGGGATGTGCTCGAAGAAGTGGCTGCAGTGAAGTGTCGCGCACGCGCCGTCGTCGATCGGCCAAGGGAACTTGAGCAGGTCGAATGTGTAGTCGGTCGATGACGTGGCAAACTTGTCGACGCCGAGGAACCCCTGCGCCTTGTTGTCGCCGCAGCCCAGGTCGAGCTTCAGCTCTTTGCCTTGGATCCGAGTGGGCTTGGTCGCGAGTTTGGTAGCTCTCATTTGATCACCAGATGATGTCGTTGGTCAGATCGTAGTGGCCGACTTTCACGCTGCAGTCGATGGCGCACCGGTAGCCGTGCTTGCGCGCGTCGGCCCAGAAGTAGAGGTCTTGGGTCCCGACGCCTTCAGCTGCCGACGCGACCGACCGAAACCAAGGACGCCGCAGACGCTCATCCTTGAACATGTCGGTACGGAACACGTTGAAGCCCATGCCTGTGCCGCAGCACTCGACGAGCCCGCCGGTCGGGTCGGGCGGGCACGGCTTAAAGTTGGTCGGGTGCTCGTTCGGGTTTCCCCAGATTTGCGGCTGACCGCCTTCGCCCTTGGTGAAGTAGAGGCCGCCGATGCACGCGTACTCAGGGTGCGCCTCCATGGAGGCCAGCAGGTTCACCAGCCCATCGGGCGGAGGCATGTTGTCGTGCTCCAACGTCAAGATGTACTTGAACTTGCTGAGCTCGGGGTGTGCCAGGATCGACTCGATCGTGCGGCTGTAGGCGTCGCCGACCTCCATGCCGATGGCAAACAGACGCACGAGCTTTTGGTTAGGCGGATTGAACATGTTCAACCACGAGGCGACAGCCCGAGTCGGGATCGAGCCGAAGGCCGGGACGATCACCACGGTCGAGAGGTCCTTGTACGCCGCGGCGCGCTCGAGCCTTGAGACCGTGGCGCTCAGGTCGGCGTTGTGCCTGCCTGGGTCGAATCCGCTGATGATCTGTGGTTGCATCTGTCAAACCTCAAACTGGAGATACATGCGCTGTTGGCTCACTGCGTTGGTGAGGCCGCTGATGGCCAGTGTAGCAGGAAGCCCGTTCGACGACGACGAGTAGACGCCTTGAGCGTAGTCGCCGACGAAGCTCGCCGCGGTCGCAAGCACGGTGCTGGCGTACAGCTTGCCGACCGTAAGGTTGTTGATGACCGACAGTTCCATCAGGCCAAGGCGCAGCGGCCCGGTCGCGCCGGTCGTGGCAGAACTCATGACCATGCCAACCGCATAGAGGCCACCTGCGGTCAACGTGCTGGTAAACGGGAAATAGCAGTGCTTGAAGCCCGTCAGGTTGCCCTGCCCGACTGTGCCAGCGCTAGACGCCGTGTAGCTACCGGCGCCCTGACTGATCGTGTGGCCGGCGCTCAGGTTGCTGGAATAGCTCGCCTGAAAGAACATGCTCGATGACGCGATCAGGTTGTAGATCGACGTGCTCGCGCCAGTGCCCAGCGAGTACAGACCGTAGCTGATGGTGTGCGCGGCCTGAGCGCTGATCGCACTTGAGACCGTCGAGCCGGATATACGGCGTTCGATATTGTTGAAACTGATGTTTGCCTGCGGGATAATCTTCTGGAAATAGATCGTGCCGAGGCCGCCAGTGCTGAATGCGGTGTTGCCACCAAGGGGCGGGAATGGCTCCCACCCGCCGACAGTTGCCGCACCGCCGCCACCGCCCGCAGCGCTTGCCGTGATGGTCGAACCGGCCATGCCGAATGTCACGGTCGGGCTGTTGGAGAAGTAGACGTCGCCGCTGGTCACCGTGCTGCCGGCGACTGCGATGTTCGGCCCGGTCTGATTGATGGTACCGCCACCACCGCCAGACAGACTCAGGGCGAGGCCTGCGCTGTTCAGGCCGACCGTAGCGGTGATGTTGGTCCCTGCGAAGGTAGTACCGACTCCTGCGATGTTGCCCGATGCGACGGTCTGGTTGGTCTGCGCGGCGTAGGTCGTGATCCATGGCGGCATGGCGACAGTCGCGCCAGCGCTGTTGGTTGTTGCGACCACGGCCACTGAGCCATTCGTCGTCGTGGTCGCGAAGTTGTGCGAGTGGTTCGATAGCGCCGCCGTGGTCAGCCAGGCCGGCACGTTGATGCTCAGGCCGCTGCTGTTGGCGGTCACGCTCAGGCCGTTGGCTGTCAGTGCCGTATTCAGCCCGATGGCATCGTTGCTGGCGCGCGCCGTCGTCAGGTAGGCTCCCACAGGCTGAGCCGTGGTGAGGTACTGTGTGAGGGTCGGGCCGCTGACGACAAGCTGATTGCTGGCGTTTTGGCTGATGGTGATGTTGTTGGAGCCGTTCAAGAACACCGTGCCGGTTGAGGCCGAGAACGTCGTCCCGGTCGTCCCCACCGTGCCGGCCTGCAGGATGTTGACGCCGTCAGCGGCGGCGCCGCCGCCGCCGCCCGCGGACAAGCTCAAGGCGAGTCCCGCGCTGTTCAAGCCGACCGTGGCTGTGACGTTCGTGCCAGCGAACGTAGTGCCGACGCCAGCGATGTTGCCGCTGGCCTGCGTCTGGACGCTTTGCGCAGCATAGGTCGTGATCCACGGCGGAAACGCCACGGTCGCACCTGCGCTGTTGGCTGTCGCTACGACCGCCACCGACCCGTTTGTGGTCGTCGTGGCCAAGTTGTGCGAGTGGTTCGACTGGGCTGCGGTGGTGAGCCACGCCGGTACGCCGACACTGAGCCCTGCGCTGTTGAGCGTACCGACCAAGGCGGCGCCGGCTGTCGTAGCGCTGGAGAACCCGACGCCAGCGATGTTGCCGCTGGCCTGCGTCTGGACGCTTTGCGCGATGGTGTTCGGGCCAGAGATCGTGATGGTCGCCGACGCTGCGTTGACTGACTGACTCAACGTGATGTTGTTGCCGCCGGCAAAGACGAGCTGCAGCGCAGTACCAGTGATGACGCCCGACGTACCCGCGGTGTTGCCGAGGTTGCTGGCGCCAAGCGTGTTGGTGCCTGCCGCGCCACCGCCTGCTGCCGCGATGATCGACACCGTAGCTGCGCCTGCGGCCGTCGCGCCTGACAGCGTCACGTTGCTGCCGCCGGCCCAGACGATGTTGGTGCCGGAGAAGTTTGAGGACCCCGCCGTGTTTCCTGAGAGCGTCAGCAGCTGAGCATGCGCGCTGTTCCAGTCGGTCGGCCTGACCAGGTCTGTCGCGTTTGCTGTCTGGGTGGCGCCCGCGGAGTTGAAGACCGTCACCGTACCAGTGAAGTCGCCGATGATATTGCTTTTCAGATGGCTGACTGACATCGCTAACCTCGCTCGTCACCAGGCTCAGCCGTCAGCAAACTACGACCCATCTGGAAGTTTCCACCGACCACATTGCTTTCAAGCTTGATGGACGCAAGCCTGCGCTGCTCTCTCAAGTCCACAAACTCCGTGGTGGGGGTGATTGTGAAGACTTCGCTGTCGACGATGCTCGACTGCGCGTAAGCGCGGCCGCGCACAGTCATCGTCATGTTGCCGGCCATCACGAAGTCGGGCTCAAATCTGAGCACCCGCATCTGGAAGTTGTAGCCTTGCTGCGCATTCGAGGTGGGCGACCCAGCGACCCAAGAAACATTGCTGCTCTCGATGTAGCTCTCGACGGCCGTCACGCCCGACCGCGAGACCTCGTCGACCCCAGTCTCGTGGTCCCACAGCCGAGAAAGCGGCTGGCTGAATGGCGCAGCGGTTGTCGTTCCGGTCGACCCGACACCATCGTCAATGGTCTCGCCGCTGGTGAAGGTTCCGACCACGTTGATCAAATTCAACTGGGTGGGCGCGGCTTTCTGCACGACGCCGGTCGCGAGACTGACACTGCCCGTGACGGTCTCACCGAAGTGAAACATGCCGGCGGTCGGCGTGTATGGCAGTGCGGTGGTCGTAGCGCCCGAGCCGGCAAAGATGGGCCGTGGATATGTCTTTGCCGGTGACCCGGCGGTCCTCAGCAACCTCGCATCGTACCAAGTCTTCTCACGAAGGTTGAAGATGACCGCCGCGTTGCACTCGGTCGACTCGCCGAACGGGAAGAACCACCAGATTTCACCGAACCTCGTCACCTTGGTGGCCCAAACCTTCTGTCGGTTGGCGAAGTTGATGTTGTCAAAGAACCAGTTGAGGTTCATCTGGTTCGGCAGCTCTTGGACCAATCCGTTGTAGACGTAGAACCGATCGACGCCGACCCAGTAGTAGGCGTTGTCGTACTCAACGATACCAGACTTGGAGAGCACACTCACGTCATCTGAGAGCGTATCGTAGTTCCACAACGTGGTACCGCCGACGTAAGTCACTCGGATGAGAGCATCGAGCGCCCAGAAGAGGCCCGCTGGTGACTGACCGCCACCGCGCATCGCGAGGCCCTTGACGATCTTGCTGCCGGCGACGTTGGCGGTCGACGCCTTGTTTGCTCCGCCCGTCGTCCAGCCTGAAGCGGCCGAGATGTCGTTCGGGTTGCTGTTGCGGATCAGGCCGTTGCTTCCGTACACAAAAAGGAAGGGCTGCAGCACGCAGCACCCGCCGCTGGTGACGATCGGCGCGCCGTCTGACACGGCCGTCATCAGCGCCAAGCCTGTGACGTCGCCTTGGTAGATGGACCCGGACGTGTCAGATGCCAGATCTGTCAGGTCAGGCGTCGCCGAGGCGACCAAGGTCGGCGTGCCTGCGCCACCGGATTGAAACATCGAGGCGGTCTGCCACGCGTAGTCGATCAGCCCGCTGAAGCCAACTGGCGTGCGAACGTCGAGCGTGGTCGGCGTGCCTGTCGAGTCAATAGACAGCTTTTCGACGCCCCATTGCGAGAACGTGTGGATCGAGGATCCGCTGCTTCTTGAGTCGACGTAGACGCCGCGGACGGGCCCGTAGAGCTGGTCGCTCAGCTCGCGGTACCCGCCGATCTTGCGCGGACGCCCGCGCTGGAACCGCACCCACTGTGCGTCTTGCCAGAAGATACTGTCGAAGTCCGTGCCATCGCGCTTGACGCCGGGCTGGCTGACAAGCTCGAAGATACCGGGTGGGGTTGTGTTCTCAGCCATCACTAACCCACTATGACGCCACGATCAACCATCCTGGACGCCTCTTCACCTTTGAAGGCATTCAGTGACGATTCGTACGTCGCTTGTCGCTGCGCAGCGCGCGCTTGGTTTTTGAGCCACAGCTCGGTCTCGAGCAGCAAGGCCGCGAGCAGCAGCTGCGGCGCATTGGTGGTGTACCAGTTTGTCTGCGAAGAGTCGCCGAGTGGCGCCAGTCTCGCCACGTAGGTGAGCTCAAAGATTGAAGCGTTGACCGGCGGGCCAGCGATGAGAAAGTTGTTGAAGTTGTAGTCAGCGTAGTACTGCGGGGCGTCGGTGGTGATACCCTCATAAGGCCAGTACGAGCGGCAGAACTCATACGTCCGAAGCTTGAGCGGAGCCCAATTTGAGTTGGCGTCCTTGTACCGAAAGCTTATGCTCCGTCGCCACAGGGCCGGCTTGGCCACGGTCGACAGCCCAGCTGTGAAGGTGCCTTGGACGACCTGCTGGGTGCCCAAGATCCGAAGGTCTGTGGAGATTCGGTTCTCAGCCATCATCACCAACCGCGGCAGCTGAGCGTCGAGGTTGGCGTCGTTGGGCCGTTCGGTGTAGCTGCGCACGTCGCTGAGCAACGTGTCGTAGGTCATGGTTGCTGGGGCTGTCATGACTTATACACAGTAGTGGAGGTTGATGTGCAGCGAGTTCAAAGAGGCTGAGACCGCAACGTCAGTCGCCTTGTTGGTGGTCGAAGCGTCAAGGATCTTGAAGCCCGCTTTGTTGCCGCCGAGCCACACAATCAATGCGTTGGTGGGCTGCGCGACGCCGCCAAAGGTCCCGGTGGCCGACCCCAAGACAGCTCCTACAGTCAGGTGTGTGGGTATCACTGGAAGGACGAACTGAAGGTTCCCCGTCGCGCCGGTCAGCGTCTTTGAGATAAAGGCGTTTCCAACAATGCGGTTGTTGATCTGTTGGTACGTGACGCCGGTCTGGCCGCCTGCCTCAGCGCCCGCGACCGTCGTGCCGCTGACCGTAACCGTCCACGTCTGATTGTCCAAAAATGTGGTGAGCGTGCTTTGGCTTGTGGCCGGAGTGACCCCAGTCGTTGCGGTCACCGCTCCTACCAGTGCGAGGCCGGCGCCCGACAGCGTCATCGCCGCAGCACCGGTCAGCTGCCAAGCGATCGAGCCCGCTGCGGGCGAGTACATGCCGGTAGTCAAGTCGGCGACATAGTTGAGCGACGGCGTACCGAGGCCGCCTTGCGCCAACGTCATCGCAGTGACGCCGCCGATAGCAGTGCTTGCGTTGACGACGTTCGTGCCATCGCAGAAGATCACTGAACTCTGGTTCGTCGGCACGACAACGGTGGTGCCCACCCCAGCCGTCTTGAACGTGAGGGTGAACGCCCCTGAGGTTTGGTTGCTGATGTAGTAGACTTGGATGGTTGACGGCAGCACGATGATCACGTTGGCGACAAGGACGCCCGTGTACTTCTGCAGCACGTTGGACGCTTCGGAGATTGACAGCGTGTAGGTCCCGGTCGCTACAGCCTTTGATAGAAGCGTGAAGTTGAAGAGCGTGCTACGCCCCAGGCCGACCGTGTACCAGGCGCTGGCGCCGTTCGAGTAGACGTCGCAGCTGTCGCCGATCGCTAGGTTGAGCGTTGCCGAGCCGTTGATCGTCTCGACACCGTTGGGGTCGATCGTCAAGACCCCGGTTCCTTGGTTCGTGACCGAGATGAAGAAGTCACCGCCCGCGGCCGAGGCGGTCGGAAGGCTCAGTGTGCCAACGCCGCCGGTCCACGAGTAAACGTTGGTACGGTTGTACGTTTGCACCAAGTAAGACGCGGAGAACGGGATCGTAGCCCTTGCGTTGTAGAGCGAAGCGCCAGCTGCCGCGATCCCTGGGCCGACCAAGGACGCCGCCGAGACCGTCGAGGTCGTAGACGCCAGCTGAGTGGCCCGCCAAGTCCCGTTGGCCGTCGAGTTGTCAATGAGGTAGATGTACCAAGACGTGCCGGCCGGAAGGGTGCACAGCGTGGTAAGGCCGTCGGCCTTGAGCACGGTGATGGTGTAGCTGCCGATGTTGGTCAGCACCGAATCCCAGCCGACCGACGCGCTTTGAGCGCTTGGGAACGTCAAGGTGTAGAGGACGCTGAACGACTCCAGATCCATGATCCTGGCGAGAAAGTTCCCGTCGAGAGCGGTCGCCGGCCACGCGAGGGTGGTCGAAGCAGTCATCGAGAGCGAGTTATAGGAGGCGTACGCCGGTTGAAGCGTGTTGCCACCGAACGGGTCAGTAAATCCTGTCATGTCAAGGGCTCCTCAGGGCGCGGGGTCGGCAGGGAGATGTCTTCAGTCTGGCGCGGCGGTAGCCGGTATGGATCGAGCCCGTCGCAGCACTTTCCACAAACTTGAAGCCCAGGGAGGTTCCCGTCCGGCCGGAGCTCCGTGTATGGCATCTTCATTCTGCACCGGTCGCAGATCGCAAGTGCGATGAAGTTCTTCCCACGAGTCTTGACGTACCGTGCCATGGTCAGCCTCTGGTGTAGCCACGGATACCGACGGCGATCCTGACCGGCGTGCCGTCGACCTCGCCGTCTTCGGCTTCTCGCGTGGCAACCTCGGCCTGCTTCTCAAGCACGGGGTACCGACCTTCGATCGCCACCTCTTTGGGGAGTTCGAGCTGGATCTGCATCGCAACCCTGAAGATGATCGCGTTGAGCCATCGACGAGGCACGTCAAGCACCTCGTCATACGTGAGGTTGGCATCCTGCAACTGCCGCTGGACCCAGATGACTACCTGCGGGCCGAAGACCGAGACAGTGGGCCACAACCTCATCACTGGGTTCGGGGTCTGCTTGTCGAAGAAGTACTGAGGCGGCTGCGAGCTCTGAGCGTACTTGTTCGGGTAGGACGCGTAGGCGTCGAGCGACAGCGGCGACATTGGAACGTCATTCGGGCTCGAGATGAACCAAGCCTCAGACAGCGGCAGCAGCGTGTTCACCAAAGTCTTGAGGCGCCAATAGCGCGCTGGCCTCATGACGGTGTTGCTGACGCCGACGTACCACCCAGCCTTCACATTGGGCAGCGTGGAGCGCGCGACTATCACCCAGTTGGTGTCGTCGTCCGAGTACTGAAGCTCGGGCGTCATCGTGTACGTGTCTGCGTCGAACGACGGGGTCCCAGACGGGAGGCCCGCCGGGTCAAGGCCTCCGACTCGGTAGACCGCCCCGGTGAAGGTGCCTGTGTTCCCGCTGCCAAAGTCGTACTCAGCGCGCGTCGCGGTCGGGAAGCTGGTCGGCGTGGTATAGGTCGCCCGTCGGTACAGCGCGTTGATGATGTTGACGGTGTCGTCGGAGAGCGGCAGCTCGACCTGCCCGACCTCTGGCACGCGAATGCGCTGGTCGATGGCCCACAAGTTGATCCCACGGTTACTCAAAGCAACCAAGATCAAGTTGAGGCTCATCAACGCATTTTCAAGCTGCTCGCCGCCGAGCACCGATGGCTGCACACCGCACTTGCGCGCGGCCTTCTCAAGGACTGCCAAGGCCGTGAGCCGCGTCTGGTTGACGGCGCCTGACGTGGTCCAGATCCTGTTGGGCATGAGAGTCCTTTAAGACACAGCCGGGCCTTACGTCATCCCGCGAACAACGACCACCAGCGTGCTGGTTGACGCGCCGACCGTCTGGTTCAGCCGAACGGCGCGGACAGCCTGCGTCAGTGGTCCGCTCGCGTTGGCGACGGCGCCTGTGAGGGCAGCGATGTTGCAGGCGAATGCGATTGGCGTGACGGTCGGGTCGAAGATGTTGTCGGGCGTCACCTCGACCGACACGGTCGCGCCCGCGCCGCACTTGAGGTATAGGCCATCGCCGTAGCCGTCGCTGAGAGAATCCAGCGGCAGCCACGACGAGGCCGCAACCCCCGTCACTGAGACTGTTGCGGTGCGCATGGCTCAGACCTGCGGTTGGCCGAAGGCGCCGGCGCGGGTCGCCAGCGGCCCGACGTTGGCCGTCGAGAGCGCGATAGCCATCACGAGCCGTCGCGCGCCGTTCGACGCGTTGGCGCTCGGCGTGTAGCAGCCGCGCACATCAGTCGTCGCTGCGGTCGCAGGCGACGTGGTGTCAGCGGCGACGAAGGTCCCGGCGTCAGCAGCAAGCGTGGCATTCCACTTGACGTTGACGATGTAGCCGACGTCCAAGACGGCGACGGGCAGCCCAAACTTGTCACTGGTGCCAGCGGTCAGACCGTTGGTACCAGCAGTCGCGTTCAGGTTGGTGATGCTGGTCACCGTCTTGAAGGCCTTGGTCGTGGTCACCGTGCTGGTGCTCGGCGCGGCCAAGTTGGCTGTCATCAGCTGACCGTAGACGTCGTAACCCGTCACCTTGTAGGTCGCCGTGTTGGCACCAGTGGCCGTCAGTGTCACACACCGGGGCACGTCGAGCACGTACTCGATCGTGCCATCGAGGCGCGTCCGGGCCGTGACACCGGTGCCAGCGGCCAGGGTGAATGAGCCCGCAGACACTGGGTTCTGCGACGCCGCGAGGCCGGCGGCCTGCAGGGTCAGTGGCACGATGTCGTAGACCAACACGCGGCCGGCCGGTCCGACGCCGTTGGCCATCGGAGAAGGGTTGGAATCGGGCACGTTGGGTCCGAAGACCGCTTCAGGACCCATGAAAAGATCATCGCCGATGCGTGGCATTTTGGTATGCTCCTAATGTGAGTAAGGCGCCCCGCAGCTCGAGGCCGTGGGGCGCCCTAAGTCGTGGTGAACGCCTCAGGCGCCCTGGGTGCCGTACACGCAGCGCGGATCGGTCCAGCCGGTCGCGAGACGCATGAGCTTCTTGTAGCGCATCGAGTCGGTCTCGAAGTCGCCTTCCATGCCGCCGTCGGGCTTGCGACGCCACAGGCACTTCAGCCCGTTCGGCGCGTCGGTCTGCACCCACCAAGCGATCGACGAGGTCAGACGGCTGAGGACCGCCGGGCTGTCATCGAGCAGCGACATCGACTTGACCGGGTTGATGTCGTTGTTGTTGGTGCCAGCGCGCAGCACGCTCTTCAGCAAGACCTCGGCCTGGAAGATGTTGCCCGGTGCGATGACCAACTTCTTGGGCATCACACGGATCTTCTTGCCGTTGTTGTCGACCGCGCCGCGGATCTGGATCAGCGCCTGCTCGAGCGACGTCTGCGACAGCGCGGCCGGAGTGGCCAGGATGTTGCTGAACGTGCCCAGCTGGATCGGGTGCGATGCGTTGGTCAGCGTGACGCCGTCGCCGCCCAGGTAGCTGGTGTTGAACGCGCGGTTCAGCTCGTTGGCCGCGATCGTCTCCAGCGTCTCCATCAGGGACTGCGCCAGGTGCTTCGAGTACGTCGACCCGATGCGGATGTGGTCACCGTCTTCGACCAGGACCTTGGTCAGCGCAAACGCCAAGCCGTAGACCTTGTAGAGGTAGCGCTTCTGGAACAGCACACCACCGGACTGGTAGTTGACCGGCATGCCGTCAGGCAGTTCGGGCGCGGCGCCGAAGCCGAAGAGCACCGGTTCCTCGTGGTAGCTTCGGGCGATGCCAGGCTCTTCGCTGAAGACCTGCTTGTACTCGTCGCGCCGCTGCTGGTAGATGCCATCGAAGGCTTGGTTCAGGATCGGCTCGACGATCGCACGGAAGTCCGTGCTGCGCATCGGGGCCGCGGCCAGCAAGACGCCTTGTGGGCCGAAGAGGCCGACAAAGAACGACGCCAGCGCGATGAACATCAACGTGTTCATCACCGGGTTGAACCATGAGTGCGTCACGACGCCGCTCAGGTAGGAGTGGAGAGTTCGCTTCATTTTGGTGAGCTCCTATTGGGCGGCGGCGATTAGATCGCGACCTTGTTGGCGATGAACTGGCTGCGGGCCAGCTTCACCTGCACGATCGTGAAGGCGTCGCCGGGCAGGTTGTCGACCTGCTGCCCGAACCCCACGATGCGAAACTGGGCTTGAACGCCCGCGCCGGCCAAGGTCGCGCTCAGCGTGCAGGTGCTCGTGAACGTGCCGGAGTTGAAGTTGCCCACGTTCGACACGTCGGCCTGGTCGCCGATGGCGGTCTGGGCGATCGACCCATCGGACTGCACCTCGTAGACGACGTCCGGATCATCGCTGACCCAAGCCGTCGGCACAGTGCCGGACAACACGGCCGTGCTCGCGGGCCAGTAGGTGCTGACCCAGGGCTTGCCCGTCGCGTCGATGTACTCGACGCCCATGAAGATGCCCAGCAGGTCGGCAGCTGCCGTGCCCACCGTGACGGTGCCGTTGGTGTTGAGGATGCAAGGCTGGCCCTTGTAGATGGCGGTGCCGTATGCGCTTGCGATGGTGTACTTCTTGCCGCGGTCCAGGCCGGTCGGGTGGTAGACCGGACGGAACCCGAAGGGCGTGGAGGTCGCGCTCATGTCGGTAGATCCTTTTGGAAAAGTGGTTGATCAGGCGAAGGTCGGCACGACCTTGGGCGCAACGCCCAACGTCTGCATCCCGTCGTCCTCGTCGTCGAAGTCGACCAGCTTCTTGCCCTTGCTGTCGCGCTCGTTGGGCGTCGCATTCGCACGAATGCTTTGCTCTTCGCCGAGCGGCATGTGGTGGTGGAACTCACGCATGATGAGCTGGTAGCGCTCCTCAACGATCTTGAACAACACCATTTCATTGCACGACACGCAGTCGGCAAACTCGCCGGTCGCGGTGTTGAGCCGGCTGAACTCGCCCGCCTGTCCGGATTCGGACAGTTCGGCGAAGGACACAGGGCGGTAGCCCACGCGCATCCGCTTGTGGATGGGGTCGTTCTGGCTCGTGGTCGACAGCCAGCAGTAATGCCAGCCGGCCGGAGGTTTCAGTTGTGGAAGCTGCTCCTGGGTGAACTCGCTGCGAATCATCTCTCGCATCTCGTCCTCGGAAAGCAAGTCCTCGGATTCACGCTGGGCGTCGGCGGAGTGCTCGCGGTCGCTGCGAGCGGGTGCCTCGACGTCGCGCTCACGCGACGCACGCTTGACTGCTGTGTTTCTGGTGGCCATGTTGCTCTCCTGATCAGCTGCGATCGCCATTGGCGGTCTGCTGACGGTCGTAGTCACGATAACGTCTGATCGCTTCTGCGCGAGCCTTCGGATCGCTCCACGTCCCAGCGTCCTTCAAAGCCTGAACCCGCGCGGCAGAAAGCTGGTACGTCGAGCCGCTCGATCGGGAGCCATCGCCGGCTCCGCTTTCGCGGCCTGAACCAGCCACCGGGGTCCTGTTCGGCTTTCCGTTGGAGGCGTTTGCGCCCGCAGTATAACTTGAATTGGCGCGGTGCGGCAAATATTTTGCCACTCTTTTCGAGAGCTCGGACCAGTAGGTGGGCTGACGCGGGTCGAAGCCCTCGGCGGCCAGGCGCTTGTCGATGGTCAGCAC